CTGGTAAAATGAGGGGGGAAAGTTAAAAACAGGAGAGGGACCAGGAAAACGGGGAAATCCCCCCGACAACCCCATTCCCTTTGATCGGTCCCCCTCCATGGGAAGCGGATCCCTGAGGAGAGCAGAGGACCCGCAAAATCAATTAGGTCGTATTCCGAGTTAGTACCCCAGCGGCAACTAATTTGACGGAAGTCTTTTCCAAATCTCCATGAGCCCCGCCAATCGGCAACCCGGACAGATATGCATTTCCATTATAGGCTGGGTTTGTTGCGGTCGTGTTTCCATTCGCCGCTTTAAAACTTATGGCAAATGGAGTCGTATTGCCCACTAATGGAAACAGAATGGGCTCGACCTTATTTGCCGCCCGATCCTGGAGGAACTCGACGGACAGAGACCAATCCAGAATTCCCGGATAGTTGATTTTCGTGTTATTGCCCATGACAGTCGCGTCGAGCATATTGACGTTATAGTCGAGAGTCACGGACTTTACATGATCGGAGAGATCGGTCCCCCCGATCGAAAGATAAGCATTATAAAAGACAGCAATTGCCATTTCCCCCCCCCCTCCTGAAACAGATTTGTCCTGCAGCAAAACTATTTGATTCCCAAAACAACAGCAAAAACAGCATTAGCGGTCGTAACCGTCCAGTCCGCTCGCCAATAAGTATCAGTGATCGCTCCCGCAACCCGAGCCATGTATTCCGAGGTTTTCCCCGATACAGTCGTAAATGTGAATCGGGTAGAATTGCTCGCCATGTTTGAGGTTGCGGCGCTCTTAATAGTCACGACAACCGATGTACCCGAAAAGGTTGGGACATGGATGGCAGCGTAGACATATTGAGCAGCGGAGACATTGCCAACCTGGACAGCGGTCCCATTCCCGGTTGCATTTCGAGTCGTCGTCCCCCCCTCGAGGACCATTCCCCGGACAAGTCCATATGCATCATTAGCCCCTCCCTTCCCGGAGAATTTATAGAGCTCTCCCTGAGCTCCTCCCAGTGAAATCCCCCCGTGAAAACCCCGGAAAAAGTAGCAATAGTCCCCCGGAGTAGAATTGGACGGGATCACCGAAATGGGAGCGGTCGCCCCCCCGACCTGATTCCAGATCGCCTCCTCAGAATAGTTGTTTCCAGCCTGGACCAATCCGGAATGCGATAGATCGACCGACATGATTCCCGGATAGTTGATTTTGGTATTGTTCCCGAAACAGGTCGCATCGAGGAGATTTTGATTATAATCGAGCCTGATCTCGTTTAGATCCCCGGACAGATCCGAGCTCCCGACCAACATTTTCGCATCCTTGAAAACAATAATCGCCATTTCCATCCCTCCCTATCCCCTCGCTTTGAGAGCGTCAAAATTGCAAACAAACAGATATCTCCCGTTTTCGTCAGTCGTCAAATAGGCTGGAGAGCTCACTGCCTCGATCCAGTAATAACTTGTTCCGGAAAGGTTCCCGGAATACCCATCTAGCGCTGTATAGAGCGCCTCCACTTTATTCCGAGCGGTCGGGTAGGCATTATTAGACCCCATTCGGTTTGATCGAGTGCAAACCTGGAATGAGGGATTCTCTGCTAACATGGATCCCGCATTCGCTGCCATGGCTCGGACCGGGGAGGATCCCCCATATTCGAAAATGGCGCTGCAAAAATCAGGGGAATCAGGCATGATTCCCTTAAAAATGTCGGTCCCTACTGTCCCGAGCCCCTGACCCTCCAGATATTGAGCAATCGCGTCAAGTAGCACTATTTTTCTCCATTACCTGACTGATAATTTCCTCAATGTCAGAGATTAATTTTTCGCTATGAGCGAGGAATGGTTTCTCCAAATATTTTGGTCCAGCGTTTTGAGTTGAGGCTGATTTTACCCGATGATATCCAGCAATATTCTCATGAACCAGCCAAGCATGCGGTTCCTCATAGCCAAACCATACAGTCGGATTTTTGCTCACTGCTGCCTTACGAATGAACCCTGAATCCCTCAAATGTCGACCTGATTTCCGTTTCGGATTGTAAGGACAGATTTCCCGAGACTCCCGCAAAACCTGCTCGGCGAATTGATTCATCCGGACCTTGGCGCCATCCCCAATCTGCTGGGGGACCATTCCTATCTGACGGATGAAATCCTGGAGACCCTCGATTTTTACCCGCTGCTTTGCCATTTCAAACCTAACAATAAATTGCCGTATGATGAGGGGAGCTCTCTCCCCTGGGTTTCGAGACTCTGATAATTTGCGGACATTGAGGGGAATATCCGCTCGGTAATGTGATCCTGTCATTCACCGAAAAGGTCGAGGTCGAATTAACGTACACTGTCACATTAGAGACGACCTCCTCCCCCCGGACGGAACGGACGACCCTGTTTTGAGCGACGACCCTGGCCCAGTATTCAACCGCGCTGCCATAAATCGGATTTCCATATGCATCCTGGGACAGACACGACTCAATCGATACGCGCTGATTGCAGAGGGAGGCGAGGCTCATATCGCGCACCTCTTGTACTTTTGGATTTGCCTCATAATCGATTGCTCCATCGGCGATATCGGACTCTGAGCTCGCGAATAGGAATAATCTCCAATCCGCTCCGAAACCAGAGAGAGATCCTGTCCAGCCTGATGATAGAGGCTCATTGCCCAGCGAGCGGTAATCATCTGGAGATCAGCGGGGATCGCGTTATATCCAGCCCGGAAATTAATCCAGAGCCAGGGGGACCGGGATCCCTCCCCTGGATTTTTCCGGACAGCCTCGACGTAGATCAAACCGGAATCCATGTCGAGACAATACGGATCGCCTACCAGATCCCCGAGCATCGGCATATAGGACCCTCCGGAGAGAATGGTCACGGGAGTCGTGTCGATCAAATAAGTCGATGGCTCGAGACCGGATCTCCCGCTCGCCAGATTTGCCGTCCAACCGTTCCCCCCGGCATTAATCCCCGTGATCAGATCGGATAAATTGTTATAGGTCGCATTCGCCAGATTAAACGTCATTGTCCCGGCATTATTGCCCCCTACAATCCTCAGGGATAGCGAGGAGTTTTGAACAGAGGCATGAGCGGAATGTTTGGTCGCGCTGTTGGTCAATCGGACGGAATCGACCGTCCCATTATGCATAGAATAAACCTGGGAAACCGGATACTCGCGGAGCAGGACAGGATCCCCGGTCCGGAATGATTGGGAATAATTCCCGATCCAGAAATTTCGACCGCAAATCCGTTTGATCTCGACGCTAGCGGCATTGATCGAGCGCTCGAGCAAACCGTTGTCGGAGTCCTCCTCCGGATCTCCCAGCGACCTGCTCATAATGGATTTCAGATATCCCAGAGTTATTAGATCAGTCGAATCCGTCGAGGCTGGAGCAATCCGGATCCGGAGGTCCCTGGTAAATGTCCTCCCCCCAGCCGTCTGAATTGTATTAAGGACCGTATATTCCTGATCCGCTGTTCCGTTCGATGCCCAGAGAGTCGTCGTCGTCGTATTATTGGACGAGGATCCCTTTGTCAATCCGGAGGGGACGGAATTCCCCCAGGTCGAATTAGAAATAGTGTCGGTCCCCAGGAGGTCGGAATAGTTGATTTGAAAATCGAGGACCTCGTTTGCGCGTTTAACGAAATACTCTCCGCTTTCATCCGTTAGGTTGCTCATGGCAGTCCCCTATTGTCCGACTAATGTCCTGTCCGCTGATTCGATCTCCAGAATGCGATCATGGGATCCGATTTTTAAAGACTGATCCCGAGATCCGGGATTGAGGATTCGCTTTGCCGTTGTAACGATCGGGACCGAAATCAAAATCACCATCGAGGATCCAGACGAGCTCCCCGCCAGGGATCCGGACCCGAGCAGGACCCCATTAATATTGATCGACCCTATAATCTCCCCAGCCAGGGAGCCCGTCCCCTTTATGGTTCCCGAAACCGTCCCGATCCCGATGGATTGAGCCCCTCCGGAAACGGATCCAGTTAAAGAGCCTGATTGAGAGCCCGATCCTGCCAGAGATCCCGCCAGGGATCCGGTTCCCCTCAGAGTTCCAGTTGCCTCCCCCAGCCCAGCAGCGGATCCAGTAATGGAACCAGAGGCTAATCCCGTCAGAGTTCCAGCCTGGGATCCGGTTCCCTGGGAGCTCCCCGCCAGGGATCCCGATCCGATAATGGTCCCAGATTGAGAGGAGGTCCCGGCGATTGTCCCGATTAGACTCCCGGACGATAATCCGCTTAATGTCCCCGTTTGACCGGAGGTCCCAGCAGCGGATCCGGACATGGATCCTGATCCCGTCAGAGATCCCGACTGGGAGGAGGTCCCAGGAATAGACCCTATTAGCGCTCCGGAGGCGCTCAGGGCCCCGCTTTGACTGGAGGTTGAGGGAATGGATCCTGCCAGGGATCCGGACCCAGCCAGGACTCCCGTTTGCGCTGCAACCCCAGGGATATTCCCAGCCAGGGATCCAGATCCTGTCAGAGTTCCAGCGATGGATCCCGTCCCGGAGGATGATCCAGCAGCGGATCCAGCGACTGAGGATTCCAGGTTTCCGGTTTGGGAGGAGGTTCCAGCGATCGTCCCGGAAATGGATCCCGTTCCCGTCAATGCCCCGGTTTGCCCGGAGGTCCCCGCGATCGTCCCGGAGGCATAGGACCATCCGGATAATTGGGATACGATGATAACCAACCCAGCAGAGGATCCAATTAATGCACCCGAGCCGATCAGCGTCCCTGATTGATTTCCTAATCCGGACGAATTCCCAATGAGAGTATTATTGCCAGCGGCATTCCTGATCGTCCATTCGGGAGTGAGCGTATAATTATTTAATGCAGTCCCGTTTGACGTAATCCGGAATTGATAAACCTGATTATCCGCGACGATGTTACTATTCGCTACAATACACCATTCCAATTCAGTGTATTGATTGCTCCCAATATCTATAGTCGGGAGGGGATTTGTATCATCGGAGATTTTCCCGGCGACGAAATTGGAGGACGATTTTCCGGAGGGAGCAGTCAGTTGATAGGTTGTATTATCCGTCCCCCCGGTTGAAATATTCGCCGAATTAGATAGGTTGATCGCTTTCAACCCTGATAATGTCCCTGTTTGATTCCCTATCCCGGATGCAGATCCAATAATAGGACCTTCAGAAACATATTCTGTCAATGTCCCCGTCTGATTGCTCGTCCCGGTCGAGTTTGCCGTGACATTGCTGGGATCAGTCCAGGTTATTACTACGCGACCAACCGCTCCCGCTCCCCCTGCTCTGCCAGTTACCGAATTTTTCCAGCAACCCCCTCCTCCCCCTCCGGGAGCTACTCCCGCATTGCCAACTCCGTTTGCCGTTAATCGCCCATTCCCGCCATTCCCTCCCCCCGAGGGAGCGGTTGCCCCGGTTCCATTCGCGGCATTAGCCCCGTTTGCTCCGGTCCCGGCGCTGGATCCTCCACCTCCCCCATAATTCCCGGCTAATCCGCTCGCTCCGCTGCCCCCGGCGTATAATGTCGATCCGGTACAATTGGCAATCGCTCCCCCAGCCGCGCCC